AATAACCAAGTCAGGTCTGAGCAGAACCTGTTCGAGGATATTACTATCGAGGCCTTGAAGATCTATGGCCAAGATGTGTACTATATTCCTCGTGACATAGTATCTGAGGACAGAGTCTTTGGCGATGATATTCCCTCACGGTTTAATTCATCATATCGTCTAGAAATGTATATTGAGAACATTGAAGGCTTTGATGGCGAGGGTGATCTATTTACTCGCTTTGGTGTTGAAATTAGAGACGAAGCTACATTTATTGTGGCAAGACGTAGATGGACACAAACGGTCAAACGGTTTGATAATGAAATATCAGGCGATCGTCCAAGAGAAGGTGATCTAATTTACCTTCCGTTATCCAAGTCGTTATTTGAAATTATGCACGTCGAGCATGAGCAACCATTCTATCAATTAAATAATTTGCCAACTTATAAAATGCGTTGTACATTATTCGAGTACAATGATGAAGATTTGGACACAGGTATTCAAGATGTTGATGCAATTGAGCAAGATTACGCTTACACTTATAAACTTGTATTGAATGAAACCAGTAACTATATTAAGATTGGCAATACTGCGACACAAACTTTGTCAGATGGTACTGTGCTTACTGCCGAAGTTTCTAAATGGTCTGATTCTGATAGAGAACTAAATCTGATCCATCTTGGTGCATCGGATGGAGATTATCATACATTTGTCACATCACAAAATATTACAATTAATGACTCAGACTTTACAGTTGCTGAAATATTGGCAGATGATAATAAAATATCACAAAATGAACAGAATGCTGATTTTAGTACATTCTCTGATGACTTTATTGATTTCAGTGAAAATAATCCATTTGGCGATCCGGAGAATAGTTAATGTTTGGTACCTATTATTACCACGAAAAAATCCGGAAGTGCGTTGCTCTATTTGGACGAATGTTTAATGACATCTATGTGATTCGTAAAACATCAGCTGGTGCATCTACATCACAAATCAAAGTTCCATTATCATACGGACCATCGCGTAAGTATCTGGATCGTATTAGAGAAAATGAAAATTTATATGATGATACCAAAGTGGCAATTAAATTGCCTAGAATGTCATTTGAAATTACAAACTTTGCTTACGATACATCAAGGCAGTTAACCAAGACATCAACATTTAACACTGCTGGTACTACCGCTAACGATCGTAAGAAGTTTTTTCCACCTGTACCCTATACTATAAACTTTCAGCTCAACATTTATGCAAAGTCGCAAGATGACGCATTACAGGTTGTAGAACAAATTTTACCATTTTTTAATCCACAATATACGTTAACGGTTAAACCATTCCCAACAGAATATCCAGATTTTAAAGAAGATATTCCGATTATTATCCAGGGTGTTTCATTCCAAGATGATTTCGAGGGTCAATTAGAGACTCGGCGAACAATTATCTATGCATTGGATTTTGAAATGAAAGTTAGTTTTCACGGGCCTATTTCAACATCTGGTATTATTCGTCAATCAGATGCTATCATTTATGATATTCAGGCTGATTCAGACTATAAAGTACAGACAATTTCCGTCACTCCAAATCCTATAGATACAATTGGTTTGGCAGATTCCGATTTCGGTTTCACTACTACCATTACCAATATTTTGGACGATAGTGCATAATGAAAGATAAAGATGATAATGTAAAAAGTGACTATGACTATTCTCGGGAAACGTATTACGATTTGCTTGAGAAAGGTCGTGAAGGTCTAGAGGATATGATTCATGTCGCTCGTGAATCAGAGCATCCTAGAGCGTACGAAGTCCTATCCGGCATGCTTAAAAATGTTGCGGATATTAGTGATAAATTGATGGACCTTAATAAAAAGCATAAAGATATTACACAACCCACCAAAGAAACCAGGGCAATTGAACATCAGCAAAATAATATTTTTGTAGGATCAACTACTGACCTACAGCGATTATTGCAACAACAGAATGAACAAGTGATCGATGTCGATAGCGAATCAGATACAAACTGAGTCATATCTCGGTAATCCAAATGTAAAACGTGATGGAGTCCAACAACAGTGGACTTCCGAACTCGTACAAGAGTATTCTAAATGCATGAAAGATCCTACTTATTTCTGCGAGAAATATGTTAAGGTTATTTCACTTGATGATGGATTAGTCCCATTTAAATTGTATCCATATCAGCAAGAGATGTTTAAGCATTTCAATGATAATAGATTTAATATTGTCCTTGCTTGTCGACAGTCAGGTAAGTCTATTTCTTCTTGTGCATACCTCTTATGGTTTGTGTTATTCCATTCTGAAAAGACGGTAGCCATTCTGGCCAATAAGGGTGCCACTGCTCGTGAAATGTTGTCACGTATCACATTGATGTTAGAAAATCTCCCATTCTTTTTACAGCCAGGATGTAAAGCATTAAACAAAGGTTCTATTGAATTTAGTAATAACTCTAGAATCCTTGCTGCTGCTACGTCCGGTTCATCTATTCGAGGTATGTCGGTTAACTTATTATACTTGGACGAATTTGCATTTGTTGAAAGAGCATCAGAGTTTTATACCTCAACATATCCAGTGGTATCTGCTGGTAAAGAAACAAAGGTTATTATTACATCCACAGCAAATGGTATTGGTAACATTTACCATAAAATTTGGGAAGGTGCCGTACAAAAAACGAATGAATTCCAACCATTCAGAGTTGATTGGTGGGATGTGCCAGGTCGTGATGCTGAATGGAAAAAACAAACCGTAGCAAATACATCACAGTTACAGTTCGACCAAGAATTTGGTAATACATTTTTTGGTACTGGTGATACCTTGGTCAATGCCAATACGTTACTGTCTCTTAGAGCACAGAATCCAATTCGGTCACTAGAAGGTGGTTCCCTCTTGGTCTATAAAGAACCTATCAAAGGGCATGAGTATATTATGACCGTGGATGTCAGTAAGGGTAGAGGACAGGACTATTCTACTTTTACTGTGATCGACATTAGCACAAGACCTTTTGAACAGGCGGCCGTATATCGCAATAACACTATCTCGCCTATCCTTTACCCTAACATTATCTATAAGTATGCGAAAGTCTACAATGAAGCATATGTCGTTATTGAATCAAATGATCAAGGTACTGTCGTCTGTAATGGATTATATCACGATTTGGAATACGAGAACATCCATTTAGAATCTTCTGTTAAAGCAAATGCTATTGGTATTGAGATCACAAGAAAAACAAAACGGCTTGGATGTTCTGCCATTAAAGATATTTTGGAAAATAATAAATTATCAATTGTCGATGAACAGACGATTTTAGAAATATCTACATTTGAGGCAAGAGGTCAATCATACGAGGCATCAGATGGTAACCATGATGACCTTATGATGAATCTAGTGATGTTTGGTTATTTTGCTTCGACTCAATATTTTGGCGATATGACAAATATTGATATGAAAAAAATGTTATTTGACCAAAGAATGAAAGAGATTGAGGACGATGTGGTGCCATTTGGCTTTATTGATGATGCATCAGACCACATTGCAAAAATTGAACACGAAGAATCACCTTGGGCGATCGAATATGATCGGGATCTGTAATATTATAAATAATAGTTGAATTTGAAAACTATACCCGTATTATGGATTCATATCATTAAAATAACGAGGAAAAAGCAATGGCTCTTTTTACACCATCAGAATCTCCTGCGGTAGTCGTACGAGAGATTGATCTGACCGGTGGCGTACCTAATGTCCAGTCCACTACGGGTGCGATCGTCGGTAATTACAGATGGGGTCCGGTGCTTGAGAGAACTCTTGTCTCTAACGAGGCAGAGTTGGTCGATGCATTTGGTTCACCATCCGATAGTAACGCGGTAGATTTTCTATCCGCAACTCAGTTCCTTAGATATTCTAGTTCACTTCAGGTAGTTCGTAATGTTGATAGCGACGCCCAAAGTGCATTTAGTCTTCAGGGAACCACTGGGTCAAGTCCAGATTCAAATGGATCTGTGACAATTGATAACCCATTGGTATTAAATTCAACAGATTTTACGAATAGAGAAACTTCACTTGAAGCGGCTCTTGATTCCGATGGTACTATAGGATATGGTTTTGTTGCCAAATTCCCAGGTGCTCTCGGAAATAGTATTAAGGTATCATATTTACCTGCCGATTCAAGTGGTTCTGTATTTGATGCTTGGACATACAAATCAAGCTTTGATGCTGCTCCAGTAACTACATATTACGGTGGTACTCAAGGTATTACAAACGACGAAATGCATATTGTTGTGGTTGACGAAGATGGAGCAATTAGTGGAACACGTGGAACAATCTTGGAAACTTTCCCAAGTGTTTCTGTTGTCACAGATGCTAAAAGTTTTGAAGGTCAGTCAATTTATGCACCAGATGTAGTAAATACAAGATCACAATATGTCTACATGGTTAATTTTGATACTGAACTTGAAGCTAAAAATGCCGGTACGACATCATCAAATGGTACCAACTATGGTTTGGATAGCTGTGTTGATCGTAATGCAAGCCTTGCAAGTGGTGCAAATTCTGGTACACTTGGCACAGGTGACTTTTTGGAAGGATTCGATTATTTCGAAGATAAAGATCAAGTAGAAGTTGATTTCTTAATTGCTCCTTCAATGTTAGCCAGAGTAGATCAAACCACAGTGGTTAATGATCTTTCATCAACTGCCCGATTAACTCGTAAGGATTGTGTTGTTACAGCATCACCTGCACGTAGTGATATTGTTGGTGTTACATCTGATGCAACTAAAGTTACAAATACTGTAACAACGGCGAATACATTTACTAATACTTCATATTTGGTAATGGATAATAACTTTATCAAGGTATATGATAAGTATAATGACAAATATGTATTCATTCCTGCGGCATCAACTGTTGCCGGTATTATGGCAGCAACTGACTTTAATAGAGCTCCTTGGTTCTCACCGGCCGGACAAAGACGTGGTCAAATGTTAGGTATTACCTCACTTGCCTACAGTCCAACTAAAGCCCAAAGAGATACACTTTATAAAGCAGATGTAAACCCAATTGCAAATATCCCAGGACAAGGTGCTATCTTGTTTGGTGATAAGACTGCTATTGGTTTCCCATCGGCATTTGATAGAATCAATGTTCGTAGATTGTTCTTGGTTTTGGAAAGAGCCATTGGACGTGCTGCGGAACAAGTTCTGTTTGAATTCAACGATGAATTTACTAGAGCTGAATTTGTAAATATTGTTGAACCTGTGCTTAGAGAAGTGCAAGGTAGACGTGGTATTACAGATTTCCGTGTTGTGTGTGATGAGACAAACAATACAGCTGCGGTAATTGATCGTAATGAATTTAAAGCTGACATCTTCATTAAACCTGCTCGTTCAATCAACTACGTGACTCTGTCATTTGTGGCTGTACGAACTGGGGTTGATTTTGAAGAAGTCGTAGGTACGGTATAAGCGCCAAAGGAGATAAGAAATGGCAATTTTAGGAGTAGATGACTTTAAGTCAAAACTCAGAGGTGGTGGCGCTCGTCCTAATCTATTTAAGGCGACGATTAACTACCCTGGATATGCAGGAGGCGATGCTGAACTCACATCATTCTTATGTGAATCGGCTCAGTTGCCTGGATCAACGATGGGTACAATTATTGTACCTTTCCGTGGTCGTCAGTTAAAAATGGCTGGTGATCGAACATTTGAGTCATGGACCGTTACAATTATTAATGATACTGATTTTGATGTTCGTAACGCAATGGAACGTTGGATGAATGGTATCAATGCACATTCAGCTAACACAGGTTTGTCTTCACCAATTTTATATGAGGCAGATCTATTCATTGAGCAATTGGATCGCAATGGCGACAGCATTAAGAAATATACTTTCCGTGGTGCTTTCCCTAATGCAATTAGTCCAATCGATGTTGCTTATTCAGCAAATGATGAGATTGAAAGATTCCAGGTTACTTTCGAGTACCAATACTTTGAATCTCAAGAACCATCGACTACTACTTAAATACATAGTAGAAATGAGGGGCTGGGGAAACCTAGCCCCATTTTCTAGAAAGGAAAGATAATGGCAGCAGAACAAGGAAAAGGTCTCAGATTATTTGGCTTTGAGATCAAGCGTGCAAAAGACGAAGATCCTAAAAAGGCTCCGTCCATTGTTCCTGCACGTGACGATGACGGTGCTGGTTATGTTACAGCATCTGGTATGCATTATGGCCAGTATTTAAATATTGATGGTGACGATTCAAAAGATAACCATCAATTAATTATGCAATATCGTGGTGTTGCAATGCATCCAGAAGTGGACATGGCCATCGAAGATATTGTGAATGAATCCATTGATGTTTCTACAAACGATGCATACGTTGATATTAATCTAGATGGTATTGAAATTAGCGATAGTATAAAAAAACAAATTAAAGAAAAATTTGATAATGTCTATGGTATGCTCAATTTTAATGAGTATGGTCATGATATTTTCCGTAGGTGGTATGTCGACGGCCGATTATATCACCATTTGGTAGTTGACGAAAGTAACCTTAAACAAGGTATCAAAGAAATTCGTCCTATCGATGCATCCAAGATGCGTA